CAAGGTGCGAAATTTATCTAGAGATTATTCTCTAAGAAATCAGCATGACAACTAAACAACTTACCCCTGATGTGTTCCACAACCTACTGCAGAAGAACTTACAGTTTTTTGCTCGTAAGGCTTTGGTCATTAAAGATAAAGAAACCGGTAAGGTTGAGCCCTTTATCTTTAACAAAGCCCAAGAGTATTTGCACAGTAGGGTAGAAGCACAGTTAGCAAAGAAAGGCCGAGTCAGGATAATAATCCTAAAAGGCCGGCAGCAGGGGTGTAGTACCTACGCTGCCGCCAGAGGATATCACAAGAGCACCCGTAATAAAGGTGTGGCTGTGTTTATCTTATCTCACGAGTACCAGACTACTACCAAGCTTTTTGCAATGGTAGATAGGTTCCAGCAGAATTGTCCCGAAGCACTTAAACCCCACACCAGTGTCTACAACAATAGGCAGATTAAATTTGACCTCCTTGACAGTGAATACACTACAGGAACAGCTGGAAACGAGGATGTGGGGCGTGGAGGAACATTGCAGTACATGCATGGATCTGAGGTAGCTTTTTGGGAAAACACCGACGGGATAGAGACAGGCATTATGCAATCAATAGCAGATGTCGATGACACAGAGATCATCTTAGAATCAACAGCTAATGGCATGGGAAATATGTTTCACCGTAAGTGTATGGCTGCTATGAGAGGTGAGGGGGACTATGAGCTTGTCTTTATCCCTTGGTTCTGGCAGAAAGAATATCGTAGACCTGTTGATAAAAATTTCCATATTTCTGATAAAGAAGAGAAATTAAAAATAAGTTTTGATCTTGATGATGAGCAGATTCATTGGAGAAGGATAAAAATAGAGGAGTTTGGATCTGAATGGAAGTTCAGGCAAGAATATCCAATGACTGTTAAAGACGCATTTGTCACCAGTGGAACAAATCTTGTGAATGGTGATTCTCTTATGAGAGCCACAAAAGCTAAAGTACAACCTGCCGGGCCACTTATTGTGGGCGTAGATGTTGGTAGAGACAAAGATCGTACAGTGATCATGCCTCGAAGAGGGAGATGCGTCCTCCCGTTTATTACTTATGACCCAATGAAAGAAGGAACTATTCGCCAAACCACTGTAGCAGCAAGACTTGAGAGAATGATAGAGAAGGAAAAGGTAGATAAAATTTTTATAGACATTGCTAAAGGTTATGGGATTATAGACATCCTTATAGATGATGGCTATGGTGATGTCGTTAGGGGAGTGTATTTTAATGAAGGTGCTATTGAGAACGATAAATATTCTAATAAGCGTGCCGAGATGCATATTCTGGCTCGTGATTGGATCGAGTCTGATTGTGTTTCTATTCCTAATAGTGACGAGCTTGAGATTGATATTGCATCAATCCCCGACTATAAAGAAACAATGAATGGGCTTATTCAGATGCCACCTAAAAAAGACATAATTAAAATACTTGGCAGATCCCCTGATTTATGGGATGCTTTTATCTTGACATTTGCCTATCCTGTTGCTACAAAGATTAGTGGTAAAGGAAGCAGGATTAAAAAAATGGAAGGAAAAAGTTCGTTAAGGACAATGAAAAGAGTAAGGGGTGAGAACACTGTTGATCTAATGGGGCGGGTTAATCTTTGGAGTTAATATAGGGGTATAAAATGTCGAAGTATTGGAAGAAAGCAAAAAAGGCGACTAAACATGTTGCGTCCACTACAGCAAATACGATTAAGAACGCTGGTAAAAATGTATCATCAGGGCAAAATGCAGGAATGGGAAATGCAGCAGATGCTGGAAGAATGGCAGCAAATACTGCAACAGCAAATAATGCAGCTAGACAAGCAGAAGCAAGTAGAGCAGCAGAAGCAAGTAGAGCAGCAGAAGCAGAAAAGGCAGCAAAAAAAGTAGAAGCTGATAAATTAGTAGCCAAAGGAAAAGCGGAAGCTATGGTTGCTAAAAAAGGAAAATCTAAAGTAATTAAGAAAAATCTACTAGCTTTCACTCCACAAGCAGCACTTAAGTCTACAGGGGCTAGTGGTATATTGGGTAAAGCTAAAACTAGTAAGAGAAGGTTACTCTCATAATGGCTTATGGAGTAGGATTATCAAAAATTGGAGTTATTAAAAATAAGCTCAAAGTTTATAAAAAGAGGAAAGAGCCTTGGCTAAACCACTATCAATTGCTTGGTGAATTTGTAAATAACCGTAAGCAAAATTTTAATGAAGTCAATGAGCAGGGTGCTTTCCTTTCTAAAGATATCTTTGATAACACCGCTACAAAGGCAGCAGAGACAGCAGCATCATCTATTCTTGGACAGTTGTGGCCGAGTGCTGCACAGTCTTTTGAATTAGTTAGATCAAGGAATATTTCAGATACCGAGGAGAATAGAGAATACTTCAGGTTTGCTACTGAAGAAGCTATCTCCATGATGGACGATTCTAGATCAGGACTTGCGGTTGCTTTAACAGAAATCGCTTTTGATGATGTTGTTTTCGGTACTGTAGGTCTTGGTGTGTTTAAAGCTAAGGAGAATAAAGCATTACCTATCAGGTATGTATCTTGGGATGTTAAGACGATGCATATTGATGAGGATGAGAATAAATTAGTAGATACAATATATAACGAAAAAACTATGACTATTCGACAGGCAGTTCTCGAATATGGTCTAGAGAATTTAAGTGCAGCAAACCAAGAGAAATTTAGTAATGGTCAAGAGATGGAGAACATAGTTATTATCCATGCTATTGAACCTCGTATGGAAGGTGATAGAACTAAATTTGGCAATAAGAGTATGCCAATAGCGTCAATACATTTTGAGTTTAAATCAGAAAAGATTTTAAAGGAGAGTGGTTTTGACGAGATGCCGGTACTTGTCACCCGGTTGCGTAAGGCTATGGGAGAAGTACAAGGTAGATCTCTTGCGATGGCTGCTCTCCCGGATATTATAGAACTTAATGTTATATGGGAAACATTGACAGTTGCTGCAGAGAAGTTGGCGGATCCACCTCTTGCTATATTAGGAGATGGGGATCTTGGTACAACTACCATTGATACAAGTGCTGGTGCGATAAATGTTTTCAATATTGCTAACAGAACAGGAGTTGCTAAACCTATTGTAGAGATATCTACAGTTGGGGATATACAACCTTTAATGTTAATGATTGATAAGTTGACTGAGTCTATAACAAATCACTTTATGATTGATAGGCTCCTTGACCTCAATAACGAAACAAGGATGACTCTTGGTGAAGCGAATATTCGTAACGAGCTTAGAGGTCAGTCTCTTGGATCACTCTTTACAAGGAAGAAAGCAGAGCTCTTTAATAATATGATTGAGAGATCTATAGCTATATTCTCAGAAGCTGGTAGGCTTGGAGTAGCTAGTGGTTCAGAAGAGGAAGCATCTTTAATTACTGCCGGGATAGAGCCTATTATAATCCCTGATGAGATAGTTAGAAAGGCAGCTGCCGGTGAGGAGATATATAAAATTAAATATATCTCTCCAGCGGAAAGAGCAACTAAGGCTGAAGAGGTACAAGGTAATATGGCTGTGATTGATGTTCTTAATAATACAATGCCTTATAAACCAGACATTGTTGATAATGTTAATTTGGATGCACTTATTAAACGTACAGCAGAGCTTACTGGTGCTTCGGCAGAGATTATTAATGGTCTTGATGTTATCAAGAAAGTAAGAGAAGCAACAGCTGCAGCACAAGCTCAACAGCAGCAATTAGAGCAAGCAAGAGAAGGATCAGAAACTGTTAGGAATATAGCTCAGGCTGAAGCAACAGCTGGAGCACAAAATGGCTCTTTACCCTCTGGGGGAGGTGGTAAGAAGTAATGTTAACACCAAGGGAGAAAGCGGCAAGAAAAATAGAAGAAAATAAGGCTAAAGAAAAGGTAGATGATAAAGTTAAGACTTTTTATAATGAAGTCGCTGCTACCGAGGAGGGTAGAGAGTTATTTAAGCATTTAATGAAAAGTTTAGGTTTCCTTAAAAATACTGTTACAATGAACCCGAACACAGGAGAAGTAAATGAAAAGTCGTCTGTTTATCTGGAAGCTCGTAGGAGTGTATATTTAGAGATGCGTAGAAATATTTTAGCAAAACATTTAAAGAAAATTGAATTTTAAGGGGCGGAGAAATGATGGAAAAAAATGGGATATTAAGAGAAGTTGATGATGGTAGTGGTGGAAGTGGAGGGGTACAGGAACAGATAGATGTTAGTTCTACTATACCCATGCACAGTAATGTTACCCCGGAAGATGGTTCAGAATTTTCTGTTCCAGAAGAATACAAAGATAGAGGCTATTTAAAAGATGTAAAGAGTTTGGATGATGTCTATAAGAAACTTGATGGTGCTCAGAGTCTGATAGGTAAAACGAGAGTTAATTTTCCTACTGATGAATCGTCAGATGAGGATAGATTAGCTTTCAATATTGCTAGTGGGATGCCTGAGACAGCTGAGGAGTATGCCTTTGAATTTGCTGAAGGTGTAGAAAGGGATGAGGGCTTTGAGGCTCAAATAAAAGAACTATTCCATTCAGCTGGGATTTCTGGTAAGGCAGCTACTACGATTCAAACAGGTTTTGATACGATAGTAGCTGAGATGACTAAAGCAGTAGAGGAGGATAAGACTGCTGAGTTTGAAGAGATGACTACATCAATGTTTGGTGGTAAGACTGCTGAGGTATTAGCTGGTGGAGAAGCATTACTACAGGAGAATCTCCCAGAAGAGCTTTTTGAGAGATTTGAGGCTCTCCCTAATGATGCTAAAATGGCAATGGCTGTAGTTCTTGATAATATAAGAAATAGATATATAAATGAAGAGAGTAGTAATGATCTTAATGGTGGTAGTGTGGGAGTTAATGATGTAGAAGGGCTTAGAAAACAAGCTTTGGCTTTGAGAGATAGCCCGGCATACAAAGATGGATTCCATAAAGATCATAAAAAAGTAAATGACCAAATTAGAGAGATATATGCGAGGATTAGTAAAATGAGTTAAATATAGTGGGTATCTGGAAACAGTCCACTGTTAATAGTCAAACTATTTGGTGTAAGCTACCAAAAAAAGCCAAGGCACTTCCGATGATGCTGAGTCGGGCATAGTTACTGATCTTATTTAATAATTTTTGGATTTAGTAGGGAGAAATTGACTATGTCGGATACAATTGATAAGGCGATGATCATCCAGTTTAGTGATAATCTGAGACATGAATCACAGCAGATCAAGGCAAGACTTAGACCTTATGTACAGGTTAAGCCTATGATTGGCGATGTTTTTGCATTTGATGGTCTGGGTGATGTAGAAGCTAGGGAAGTTGCAGGGCGAGTACAGGCAACAGTTTTTGATGACATTGATCATCTTAGAAGGAAGATTACACGAAGAAGGTTCGTTGTTACTCTTCCTATTGATAAGATGGATAAGCTCGGTGTATTATGTGAGCCTCAGAGTGAATATGCTCGTGCATGTATTACTGCTATGGAAAGAGTATTTGATAGGGTTGGTGTTGACGCTTTATTTGCTACTGTTTCAACTGGTAGGGATTTTGAGACTGATGTTACTTTTGCCAATGATGGCACAAACACAGTTACAGCGACTGCTGGATTGACTTACGAAAAATTACTGGAGATTCATCAGTTCTGGATTGATGCTGATGTAGGTAATGACATTTCTGAAAATATGGTTTTTGCAATCACTGGTGATGAGCATACTGCTCTAATGGGTGAAGCTGAACTTATAAGTGGTGATTACTCAAGGCAGTTTGTTGTAGACAAAGGTTCTATCGTAAATGCTATGGGTCTTGATCTTGTTAAGTTTGCTGCTAATGCAAGGAGTCCTATTCTTCCGGTATCTTCTGGTGTAAGAAGTTGTTTTGCTATGACTTCTAGAGGTCTGTGTTATGGTCTATCTCAGGATATGGAAATAACTATTAAAGACAGGCCAGACCTTGTAAATGTAAATCAGGTTCAGATTTCTGGTATCTTGGGAGCTGTTAGAACCGAAGGTGCACATGTACAGAAGGTCACAACAACTGACTAATTTTACTAAATTATCTGATTTATAGACTTTTCAA